CTTTTCAGAATAAGGACAGGGCTCACCCCCCTTGTGCGTGCATTCGTCGGTCCAGCCTAGATATTCATACGAGTACCTAAGCGTCCCAACGTACACAACATGATCCCAATCAACTCCTCTCATCAAAGAGTCCAAAGATTCTCGATACGAGGCGTCAACATCCAGTATCTCGTTTACATCAAGATACCATAGACGATGTCTGAATTTCTTGTTCTCCGAGGGAACTGGATAGACTGCATCGACAAAGTTATCTCTGTCGTGAGTCCAGTGATCAATATGAGCAGCAATCTCATCGCCAAAGAGGCGAATCAATTGCAACACACTAGGTTTCTTTTCTTGAGACATTACTGCCTCAAACTCTAGAAACTTTTAAAGAAAGCTAACAAAACCCCCCTCCCAGTTTAAATACTAGGAGGGGGGAAAGTTCACGTCTAACCCGTGGTAGGGGAGTGATTCCCTACACCCATTTCTGGGATACTCACCCCTCTTCTTGACTAAAGGGAAGTGAGGGACTTCCCAATTTTACTCGTCGGATAGGGCACTATAACCCTAGTTCGTTGGAGGATACGTAGCTAACCGTAAGTGGTACAAAACGAATTTTGTCCACGACGCATGTAGCCAAAAGACTATATACCCCGCGGCTGCCACAGACACAATCGACTCAGCGGTCAATGCAATATCCGTATTGGCATCAGGCCAATGCCCGGTATAGGCATTGGTAGACACCGGAGTTGCTGGACCGATGAAACCCTCATATGGATAGTATTCCACAAGAGGAAAGGTCGGAATAGCACTAGTGGCATTGCGGATAGCGGCCCGAAGGTTTAACAACAATGGGAGTGCCTTGGAGAACTTGATCTTAATTCCTGTCATACTCCCGCTGGTGGTAGAAGACACAGTTAAGGGTATGGACCCATACTGTGTTTGACTGTCACCTGCCGGGTTAGTTAGAGTCGAATTACTCGGCAATACTAACTCCGACAACGCGCTAATCGGCGATTCCAAATTTGGTCTTCCAAACTCGACTTGATAAGAGACAGTTAAGTCTCCCACAGTCATAGCGGAGCTCAAATTGTATAAAGCCAAATAGAATTTAGCAGGAACATACATCTTGATGTCCGTTCCGGCGGGGTTACCTCCGCCCGGAACACCAACGTATCTCCATGGGCAAGAGCCCATGTTGATTTCCAACTTGTTCCAAACATTTCCTCGTTTCGAACCACCGTACGCCGAAATCATCTGTTTACTCGTCGGAGCAGCATCACTAGCGTCATAATCAAACGCTAGCACTACCACTCCACTAGTTGCGGAACTGCACGTAGGGGTGTACGTGAACTTCCAAGATCGAATCCGATACAAATCGTAGCAGTTTGCAATCTTAGACAACCAGGGATACTCGCTGGCAGACGGGTTAACATTCATGGATAAAATTCCACTAGAGCTTCCACCAGACCATGATACGTCGGTCACGAACTCAGTGTTGGTAACCACAACACTTCCGCTCCCCCCGGAAATCACAGGCTGGTTGACACTCAGGTTACCCATCCCCACAGAGACCGGCGCACTGGAAGCACCTCCGCCTTGGTTTCGTCGCCTAGCTCTCTTCTGTGCACTACGACCGCCTCCAGCCGCGTTACCGCTACCGTTTAGCGTTCTGTCCACAGCTGATTGCACTGCGGCAACTACCTTAGCTTTAGCACTCTGGTTCTTCTTGGCCATGATCTTCTCCTTCGAGATTTTCAGGGCCCCACCCCACCCTGCGCATGAGCCACCGCGAACGTTCCACAAGATGAGGAGCATATCGCAATAACTGTTCATATTGATCTTGTTCCACAGGATCATATCGTTTACTCAATAACCGATAAAGGGACTTACCCCAATTGGTAGGAATAACGACTGGTCCTCCAGTAAAGATATGTGAACAGAATTCAAAGGTGAAGTCGATGTCATATCCCTTAATGCTGTGTCCGAGCTGTTCATATTTAGCAACAGCATCTTTCACAACGGCTTCAACAGCGTCATCACCCATGCTTATGCACCACTCAGCCCCAACCAAGTCCGAAGCAAGCTTACGAATGCGAGAGTTGGAACTCCCTGTTACGTAAGACCCAGACTTCATCACACCTGGTATTGTCTGAGCGAACATCCTCCCATCACTCAAATAGAAAACAGACAGAGACAAACACCGGAAGCGTTTTCGCACTAAGTCAGCAAAGATGCCACCTGTGGTATCGGCCAACGCTATACGCATTTCGGCCTCCGCCTCTAGTTCCCATCCTTGCACACTCCAATCCCACCCTGAAGCGTCCGAAGACGCAACAGTCGCAGGACCGGCCAGCTTGCGGACATGTTTCCATACCGCTTCTGTCTGTTCATCCAAATCCAAACCTATTCCAGGCTTACTAGGGATCACCGTCCAGTTATCAATCTCTTTATGATTCTGTCTGCTGAAGAGTAAACGTTCAACAATCTGATCAACCAGAGAAACTGAAGAGATCAACCTAAATCGCCCTTGTTCGATTTTAGAAGCTGAGTGTGGTTCGTTCTTCACGAACAACCGTACAACATCACAGAAACCTCCCTCAACTAACTCCTCGGCGGATAAGTTGTTAAGCTCATCCATAGGAGTCTCCGCCAACAGCCTCAATCGCTCTACAACTGCTATCTTCAACGAAGGTCCCACTCGAGCCCAAGCCGTCTGATTAGACGAGCCTGTCGCTACGACTGGAACCCCCGGAGACGACGTTTGTTTCACTGAGCGTTGGTAGAGTCCTTCGATTCCGAGATACTCGGCTTGACTTTTCGGGTCTTCTTTGACCCAGTCTTGCCACTCTTCGTCGGAGAATCCTCTCGGGACACCTGTTCGTGGATACTCATCAACTGTTCTTTGACAGCTCTCATGAATTCCATCAGGTCTTTCTGTGAAGGTCCTTCGTCCGTTTTGGAACAAGAGAGATCTGAGTTCGGCGTTTGAGCCCCGCTCAGGCCACTCCCATCCGAAGACCTCGGGGATTGCTCCCCTGATTTCCGTTGCTTCCGCCTGGAGCGTTTTAACGCACTCCGAGACCTTGGTTCGGCTGGTACTTTGGATGACAACTGTTCCTCTACCACAGTAGCGGAGACCGCTACCGCAGGCGTACTGGCTCTCATCTGTCTCCCAGCTATAGCCTCCGAGGCCTTTAAGCCATCGGAGATAGGGAAATCGTTCGCCCCCCCTCTCAGAGGGGCTCTGGGAAAATCCTCAGGGCTTCGTAGCCCATTTCCGCTTGGCTTCGTACCAGCATCTTCATCAGCCCATACAATTCTGTTGCTATTACTGGACCAGAGATCATCAACGCCTCTGGCCAGAAACTCCAGAGTTTCTGGGTCCAACTCCCGTTCCGTCATATTCAGATACTGAGATTGGAACTCGTGAGCTCTCATCTTCAGTCTCCGTTTCTGACGGCGGCCTGGATAATACACTACTGCCCCCGTCATGTCGTCAATGTCAGTGCCATCGTCATCGTCGGTCCACTCCCTTTCGGAAACGTCGGACACAGAAGACCACGACTCGTCCTTCACAAGGCAGACTTTCTGGAAGTATGCGGCTATGTTGGATCCGTCCATTGGAGAAGCTTTCACATGGATTCCTACTACCTTTCCTTTCTCAAGTACTGGGGTTCCACTCCATGAAGGGAGTGTAGAGGCATTATGATGATAAAACATCCTAACGACCCGACTCCTAACTCTACCGTTGGACATGCAGGGTTGCCCCAACTCACCATAACCGTGTAGCGTTATCAAACCCCGCGGAGTTGGGTTCGCAACTGCAAGAGCGGGAACATTCAAACGACTCCACACCGTATTAGGGACTCTAACCAATGCAAAATCTAAATGTTCCGAGTGACTGTAAGCTTCAATAGCCCATTTCTGGAAATCTATTTCCACCATCTTGCCTTGATGATCAAGGTAAGCATTGGTGGCAAGGCTCGCGGCCGCCCACGCATGACCGGCTGTCAACAAATATGTCTCAGAACCGTTCTTAACGCGACTATACATCGCGAGGACGGTCCAACCGGTCTCGTCGCTCCCAACTCGTATTGAACCAATTCCCTTTGGGATCTTGGATTCGTGCAGTATACTACCCCTCAGGTACATTTCGTCCACGTGGTTCAAACCTGATTCTAAACTCTTGCTCTGAATCTTGTTTAGAGCGAGATAAGTCTCTGAGGAGACAACCACATGGAGTTTTCCCTTAGAGGTGATTACATCAACGTATGGAACTCCGTCTGAACGGAGTTTCAAAACGCCTTCAACCACCTGAGGGGCTAAACTGCCCGAACTGAGAAGACTTGGTCCGAAAACCAAGCTCACTAAAGGCAGCATAGCTGCCCTTAGAAGGCCAACGAGTTTCCACCTAAGCGAATACCCTATGGCCAGAAACACTGCCACTAGAATTATCTGTGTCAGTGCCAAAGGACTAGCTGAATGAGCAGAAAACAGCTCAGACAGCCAGTCCACCGACCCCGTAAGATTTGTGGGCATTCCCCAAGACGCTCTCCGCTGATCTGAATTCGCGGAGATTGTCTTGGTGAAAGCACCACGTCCCTCCTGGCGTCGGGCCACATCCAGACAAATCACATACGACTCGTAAGTCGTAAATGCTTTGCGACACGCCTCAATTGCTTCGGCGTAGCTAGACATGGTTAAAACTG